TGTTGAAGATTGCCGGTGCAATTGCTCTCTTGACTGTATCTGTCGTGGCTCTGTCCATGATCGACTCGGACAAGCTGACTAAAGCACTTATGGCCATGACAGTTATGTTCACTCAGTTGTTCGTATCCATGGGCATATTCGAGAAGATGACTCGAGGTGGCGGTTTCGCCAAAATGCCTCTCGTCACCTTGTCAATGATCCTTTTGGCAATCGCCATCGACTTGCTCGCTATCGCGGTCAAGAAAATGTCGGGTCTCAGCTGGGAAGAGCTACTCAAGGGTCTTGCTGGGGTCAATGGACTTCTGCTCGGTATCGCTGGGACAGTGAAGCTTATGAGTGGAGTAAAGGGTAACTTCATATCTGCCGGCATCGGCATCATTGCAATTGCCGTAGGTATCCGAATCTTGGTTGGGGCAGTTCAGGACTTCTCCAAGATGAACTGGGACGAAATTGGTCGCGGTCTTGTTGGGGTTGGGACTCTGCTCGGATCCCTTGCCATATTCACTCGGTTGGCTAAGGTCAACAAGGGTGCCATTGGTCAGGGCGTGGGTCTTATTCTTCTGGGTGTCGCACTCAAGGTCCTCGCTAGTGCCACTAAAGACTTCGCCGACATGAACCCCTCGACCCTCCAACAGGGACTTGGGGCTATCGTCGGAGTCCTTGCCGCACTCGCCATATTTACTCGGGTGAGTGACCCTAAGGGAATTATGGCTACGGGTGCTGCCATGGCAGTTCTCGGCGGAGCATTGAAGATCATTGCTACTGCAGTGGCCGACTTTGCAACCATGAACTGGGAAACGATGGGTCGCGGCATGGCTGGCATGGCTGGGGCATTGTTCATCATTGCTCTCGCTATGAACCAAATGCCTGTGGATATGGTGCCGCTGTCCGTCGGTCTTGTTATCGTAGCTGCAGCACTTAAGATCATGGCCAGTGCTCTCAAAGACATGGGTGGCATGTCGTGGGATGAGATCGGCAAGGGCCTCACCGTTCTTGCTGCCTCCCTCCTGCTTATTGCCTTCTCGTTGATCATGATGGAAGAGTCACTTCCTGGAGCAGCAGCTTTGATCGTTGCCGCCGGGGCATTGGCAATCCTTTCTGTTGTGATGCAAACATTCGCAGCACTGGGATGGGAAGGTATTATCCAGGGGCTCGTTGGCCTTGCTGGTGTATTTGCAGTTATCGGGCTTGCTGGTCTCCTTTTGACTCCAGTATTGCCGGCCATTCTGGTATTGGGCGTTGCTGTTGGACTACTAGGTGCTGGCATGGCGCTTGCTGGTTTGGGTATGTTGGCCTTCTCAGCTGGGCTTCTGGCCTTGTCTGTAGCAGGGGCAGCAGGTACGGCAGCTCTTGTGGCTATCGTGTCTGGTCTATTGGGTCTTATTCCGATGGCATTTACCCAGATCGGTCTCGGCATCGTGGCATTCGCCAAGGTGATTGGGGATTCAGCTCCAACATTCGTAGCTGCAATGGTTAAGGTGATGTTGGCTCTCCTACAGGCAGTCAACACAGTTGCTCCTCAGGTTATTGCTACCTTGATGAACCTCATATTCCTTCTGGTCAATGCTCTCGTGGTAGCAGTACCACGATTCGTGGTGGCTGGTATGAAGATCATTATCGGCGTCCTAAATGGTATTGGTAACAATATTGGTAAGGTAGTCGATGCGGGTATGAACATCATCGTCCAGGTCCTAAATGGTATTGCTCGTAACATTCCTAAGCTTGCTCACGCGGCAGCAGATGTGATCATTGCCTTCGTTACTGCAATTGGTAAGGAAGGTCTGAGAATCACGAATGCTGCTGCCGACACGGTGGTCAAATTCGTCAATGGTTTGGCTAAGAGCATCGAGACTAAGTCTAAGGACCTTCAAGATGCTGGTGGCAAACTGGCGTTCGCTATCATTGACGGTATGACGGGTGGTCTTGCTAGCAAGGCTAAGAGTGTAGCCGATGCTGCTTGGGACATGGGTAACAAGGCGATCAATGCGATTGCTAATGCTATCGATTCTCACTCACCTTCTAAGGAAACCCATAAGTTGGGTTCCTACTTTGGTTGGGGCTTTGCCAATGGCATCACAGCACTCACTGGAATGGCAGTTCGTTCTGCTACTGGTGTTGGTGCTTCTGCGGTCACCGCACTGAAGGAGACCATCTCTGGAATCAACAACAATCTCGACGCCGACATGTCTATGAATCCGGTCATCCGACCCGTTCTTGACCTGTCTGCCGTTCGTAGTGACGCATCACAGATCGGTGGGATCCTCAAACCGAATGCTTTGATGGCCACTAGCTCTTACGCGAATGCCGCGTCTATCTCGGATAGCACGAACATTCAAAATGAGAGTACAAGCAAGACTGGAGCGGTGGGTTCTGCCGGAGTCAACCTGACTCTGATCCAGAACAACACTTCTCCAAAGGCACTTTCCCCCGCGGAGATGTACCGTGAAACCAACAATGCACTATCCGTAACGAAGGGAGCACTGAAGAAAATTGTTGACCAAAGTTGAAGTAACAACAGCACAGGGCGCACTCCTGACGTTACCCCTTCTGGAAAGTCCTGAAGGTTTCATGGTTGAAACAGTCGATGGGTTGGATCCAGTCAAGGCGAACATTGTCTCGTCAAGCTACGCACAGAGGGATGGCGATCAATACCAGTCCAGTCGTCGTGGTCCGCGAGACATCGCAATCAAACTGAATGCCTTCTTGGGGTATGGGTCCTCTATCCGTCAGATCCGAAAGTATCTGATGGGTTATCTCATGCCCAAGTCCCTTGTGTCCCTTAGGTTCTATGACGATGAGATAGAACCTGTTGACATTGTGGGTCGGGTAGAGATCTTCAACTTCCCCCTCTTCACTGATGAGCCGGAAGCCACTATTTCTATCCACTGCGAGAGTCCAGATTTCTTGGCTCTCGATCCGATTGTAGTTGGCGGCATAACTGTTGCCGACACGAGTGAAATTCTCATCAACTATGACGGTGAGGTTTCGAGCGGCATCATCCTAGAGCTGAATGCCGATCGGGCCCTCCCATCATTCTCCATTTTCCACCGACCAGCTAATGACTCGGTTCGGACTTTGGACTTCACTCAAGCCCTTAGCGCCGGTGACAAGCTGACCATCAGCACTGTCCCCGGCGCTAAGGGGGCAATCCTCACACGCGCAGGTTCAGATAGCTCACTTCTGTATGGCATCACTCCATATTCCAACTGGATTGAACTAGAGCCCGGAGAAAACTATCTTCGGGTATATGCAGCAGGAGCTGGAATCCCATACAACATCACATATCGTACAAGGTATGGAGGTCTGTAATGGAGCTTTATACTCTCGATGATCAACTTCGACGCATCGATGTGGTCGACTTGTGGGAGTCTCTTATTTGGACAGAAAGGTGGAGAGCCAATGGAGATTTTCAGTTGGTTCTTCAATCTACTCCTGGATATCGTGAGCTGCTCAAGAAGGATACTCAGGTAGTCATCAACGAGTCCGACCGGGTAATGACGTGCGAAACCATTGAAAACAAAGGTGGAGTTCTCACCATATCTGGTCGGTCTCTTGAGAGCACTCTGCTTGAGAACCGTGTAGCTATGGACGGCATGCAGGGACTTACCGCAAACCCCAACTGGGTTCTGACGGGTACTCCTGGAGCTATTGCGCGATCCATATTCAAGCAGATCTGCATTGATGGATTGCTTAGTGCTAACGACAAAATTCCATTCATTCAGAGTGGAAACCTGTACCCTGCTGGTAATTTGGCTGAGCCATCGACTAGCATCACCACAACTGTGGAGATCAAATCTGTCTATGCCGCAATTAAAGAGCTATGTGATGTGTACGATCTAGGGTTTAGGCTTGTTCGAAACCTAGACACCTCAAAGCTATATTTCGAGATCTACTCTGGTAGTGATCGCACCTCACGACAGTCCACCCTTGTTCCTGTGGTGTTTAGTCCTGACTTCGACAACCTCACAAATGTGAGTGAGTTGACGTCAACCGTACCCTACAAGAATGTGGCTTATGTCTTTGCTCCTAATGGTTCTACCGTGGTTTACGCTACTGGTGTAGACCCTTCAGTTTCTGGGTTTGACCGTCGTGTCATGTTTATCAAGGCAGACGACATCACGCTCCCAGCAGGTGCAGCTCTTACGGCGGAACTCACAAAGAAAGGCTCTGAAGCACTTGCTGTCCAGCAAGTATCTATGGGTCTGGATGGGGAGATCTCTCAGCTCTCCAGCTACAAGTATGGCACCCACTATTTCCTTGGCGACCTTGTCGAAATGCGAAACAGCGATGGTGTCTCAAACAACATGCGCGTGACTGAACAGATATTCGTGTCTGATCATGAGGGCGAACGTTCATACCCCACACTCGAACTCGACGTCTTTATCACTCCTGGTTCCTGGCTTGGTTGGAATGCCAACGAGCACTGGGCAGAAGTTACAGACGTATGGGCCAACAAATAAGGAGAATAGTCTATGGCTATTGGAGATGCAGCTACCGCTAAAGGGTATCCTCTTGTCCCTGATGTGGGCACCGAGGGTCTCGTCAAGTGGGGCGCACGAGAGATTAACCGAACTCGTGACTTGGTCGCCGGAGTTAAAGATGCAATTCCAGCAAGTAAAGCAGCCTTTCGCACGGCTGCTGGTATTTCCTCAGGTACTGTAAATCCTTCGGGCGGATCTGACGGCGATATTTACTTTAAGATTCTGTAGCAATGGGAACAGATGCCTTTAGTGGCGTTCCCAGCTATACCCTTGAAGTAACAGCTAACCTGCAATCACAGAGCGTTGCGGGTAATTACTCAACTATCTACTATCGCATGCGAGTTCTCAACAATAGCGGCGGTGGATACTGGGCTACCACAAATATGGGGAACAGCGGTTGGCTTGACTCCAGCACTGGTGGTGGCTCTGATTTGTGGAGTAACAGCAACATGGCCTATGACTTCAGGGGAGGATCTTCTTGGACCATCAAGGAGGGTACCTTCCGGGTATACCACCGAAGTGATGGTACTGCCGAATACTGGGTCAATGGCAAACTAGATTTGTACAATCTTGGTGTTGCTCAAGCTGGAAGCGGAACCCGCTCACTCCCTTCCCTCGCTAAAGCACCACCGGCACCGACACCCATTGGTGTTGATCAAATAGATCAGAACTCATTTCGCTATAGATTCCATGGTAATGGCGATGGTGGCTCTGACATTATCGAGTGGCAGATAGGGTGGGGTACCAACCCATCTATTCCAAGCAAGTACGTGAAGTCAAGTGGGACATCAACCATATCGGGGCTTCCTCCGGGTCTCGTATATTTCGTTTGGTCTCGTGGTCGAAATGCAGTTGGCTGGGGCGCTTGGTCTACTCGCACAGTCGTCTCGACATATGCAGGCGCTCGAGTCAGCCGCAACGGGATATGGGAGGAAGCAGTTCCATATGTTCGGGTAAAAGGCGTTTGGAAGATGGCACAACCATACGTAAGGAGCTCAGGCACTTGGAAACCAACCGGATAAATAAGGCGACAACCTACATGAACAAACTACAAAAGTACATACCATTCCTGTTTCACATCTACTTGATGATCGCCGAGCCTCGTGTTCGACGTCTCATGTATTTCGTGATCTATGCATGCCTTATGGTTGCCGGAGCGGGAACGTTTTTCAGTCCACCAAAGTACCTTGCCAATAGTTTGGGAGGGTATTTCTGGATTTACGTCTTTGCCAGTTTCATAGTAGTCGGAACGGTATTGGCCCTGGTTGCAGTCCTTCCTGGAATCTGGTGGCTCGAGAGAGCTGCTTTGATTGCCGTCATTACTGGCGTAGCACTGTACACCATCACGCTTTTGATTTATGGAGCATCATTCTTGATTACGCTGCTCCCCATCATAGTTATCCTGATCTGCGCACTACGGCTGCTAGACATCAAGGAGTATCTGTTAGCGCCTAGAGAGGGGTAGCCATGGACAAAACTATGGAAGCAATACTAACCTTCGCGGGGACCGCAGGTGGTAGCGCTTTCTTGCTGTACCTGTTCAAAGGTGCTGGTAAATGGCTTTCGGGAGCAGCACACCGAGAGCAAGTGAAAAACACCAGCTTGGCCACACAAAGAGCTAAAGCAATACAAGAACGTGATGATGCCGAAGCTGAGCGAGATGCTGCTGACGTGCGTCGCCGCGAAGCAGAAGAACACGTAGCCATGCTACAACGTCAGGTCATATTGCTCGGTGCCGAACCGGTCGAGCGAAACAAAATCAACCAGTAGGAGAACATTCAAAATGGGAACCCATGTAGCAGTAATTGAGGGACAGAACTCCGGTCTTGTTCTTTCTGACTCGGCTTACGACAATCTCCGACGAGTGGTCGAGAAGCTCCTTCCCGCCTTGGGCGCGTTCTATGCCCTGATGGCTGGGTTCTGGGGATGGCCGCACCCAGTGGAGGTAGTGGGATCCATTGCGGGTCTTGCCACTCTCTTGGGTGTTGCTCTGACCCTCGCACGTAAGGGATACATTGCTCCCGTGGAGATCCAGGACCCTCAGTATGACGGGGAGGTAGTGCCTGATGTCATTGATGGCCAGGGCGCTGTTCGTCTTGAGTTGAAGGATGCGTCAGTACAGAACCTCCTCAACAAGCAGAACTTGCTCATCAAGGGTATTTCCGCTTCCGAGTGATTCTCGGAGCGTAGTCGCAAGAAAAACATGGGTTATAATGACCCTCTTGAAAGGAGAACACATTGTTTAACAAAACAAAACCAGAGAACCGCGCCGGCCTTGAAAAGGCAATCGACGATGCACTTCTCGAGCTTGCTGCACTGCAGGCTGATACCCCCGAGTACGACGCCGTCCTCGACAAGATCGAAAGGCTTTACAAGCTTCGACTTCCCGAACCGGAAGCAGCGAAGCCCATCAGCAAAGACACTCTTGTCATGGTCGCCGGCAACCTCGCGGGAATCATCCTCGTCATCAATCACGAAAAGCTTCACGTCATTTCCACCAAGGCCCTCGGCTTCGTTGGTAAGTTCCGTTAACAACGCGACTACCCACAAGTAACCACAGCTGTATGCCGTGTCTAAGAATCGCTTAGACACGGCATACAGTTTTTACAGGGATTCTCCATTTTTGCCTTCGCACATTTTACACGCCTTATAATGACCCCCTCACATTACAAGGAGAACACAATGAAGAAGACCATCAACAAAATCAAGACCTTCGCTCAGAAGCACGAAGAGGAACTCATTCGCCATACTTACTATGCTGTAGGTGTTGTTGCCGGAATCACCGCCGCACACATCTACAACAAGTCAAGTTTCGATAGTTTCGCTAAGCGCAATCCTGACCTCGAACTCATCTTGAAGGACAAGAAAGGCTACTTCCACGGATTCAATCGAATTAACACAGAGGAAGAGAACTAAAGTAGGGCCCTAACACGGGCTCTGCTTTTTTGCCGCACGTTTTACACGCCTTATAATGACCCCCTCGAAAGGAACCCAATGAACAAGCAGATGAAGCACACGCTCGCTACCGCCGTCGTTGTAGGATCGATCAAGGGAGTCGTGACCGCACTTCTGAACACGAACAAGGATCACTTGCATCAAGTAGAAATCGATGCAGTGAACCAAGTTCGGTTTGAAGAGGCCACGGCTCTCTACTCGACCTTCGACGAGAACACGACAGACGAGCAGTTTGCCGAATACTACCGCCTCATGGAACCCATCAAGTAATCAAAAGTAGAGCCCACACGGGTTCTACTTTTCTACATGGATTCTAAAAAATTGCCCGGGAGGTATTTTTGGTGAAACAATCGCACATTTTACACGGGTTATAATGAGAAGATACACCCCCAAACAAAGGAATTGTCATGGACCCCAACAAAATTATTGGTGTTTTTGCAGTCGCCATTGCTCCCGTAGTTATCGCAACCGAATTCGCGCACAACGCAAAGAAGACGGTTAGCAATAAGATCGAGGAAGTAAAGTGCGAAATGCACAATCGCCGTCATTACGACAAGATTCATAACCGCACCCGCAGTTCAAAGAAGTAAACCTCAAAAAGGAGAATCCACACGGATTCTTCTTTTTTGTCTTCGCATGATTTACACGCCTTATATTGAACCCCCACAATCAATCAAAGGATAATCTAATGGAAATCAATGCAACTAAACCCAACAAGATCGAATCCCTCAAGAACTTCTGGGACAGGAAGAAAGGCACCATTGCCGTCACCGCCATCGCTACTACAGCTGGCATGGTGGCGCTGATGCGTGCCCAACAGAAAACTGTCAACGGATTTCTTGAGGGAAACGACCTCATGGAAAAGTTCATGGAATACCTCGGAGCAGACGAAGAAGAACTTGCACCGTTCAAATAAAGTAGGGCCCCTAACACGGGCTCTGCTTTTTTCGATCGCGGGATCTACACGGGTTATATTGAGACCCCCTAGAAAGGAACCAACAATGAACACGCAACAGAAAATTTATCTGGTCGGCGTAACAGCATCAGCTACGGCTTCTGCTTTGGTTGTAGCCGCGATCTATGAGGAACGCATGAGAAAACTTAAGAATGAACTAGCAGCAGAAAAGTTCAGTTCTGATGTATTGATCAATGCTTTCGCTAATGCATCAAAACACATGACCAAGCAGGAGTTCAATGATGTGCTGTTTACGGCACTAGATCGAGCTAAGTTCGATCGAATTGTAAAGAACCTCAAAAAGTAGTCTTGAGCAGAATCCACACGGGTTCTGCTTTTTTGTGTTTCGCATGATTTACACGCCTTATAATGAGAAGAAATTCAATTCAACACTTTTAACAAGGAGAAATCATGTTCAAGAAGCACTCGATCAACATCAAGTTTGTCAAGGATGCAGAGCAGACCCCCATGGAGGAAGCAGTGAAGACCAACCCGTTCATTAACGAAGAAACCGTAGCACACGCTAAGGACGTCGTTAAGCACGTCGCCGTCGCCACTGTCGCCATCATGGGTGCTGCTGTCGCATTCAAGACGATCAACCAGATCGCTGTAATTGCTACCGAATCCGCCTTCAACAAGAAGAACGAAAACTAATCACCACAAGGTAGAGCCCACACGGGTTCTACTTTTTTGCCGCAAGATTTACACGCCCTATATTGAGACGAACTGACCCTCAACGGCAGCC